TTTTTGTGGTTGTCGAACTATGTCGAAATTGTGTTTATTAATTAAATAAAGGCAAATCTTTAAAATCATTTTGATATTCTCCTATATATAAAGGACAAGAAAATATTTTTTTATATTTTTTTTCGCTATGCTCTAATAAATACCAACTTAAATCTTTATCTTTTGGATAATTAACATTCCAATTAGTGTTAGATAATTTAATTAATTTTTTACTTTTTTTATTTAAAGGTAAAATATATTTAAACTGTTTACCTTTAATTCTATTTAATTTTAAATCTTTTCTTTGTTTAAAATCAGGTCTTGAACCTAAAGCATTTCCTTTTTTCAAACCATATTTTTTTTTAATTATTCCAGATATAGTTCTGGGGTGGTATCTTTTACCATTATTATCACTATAAACATCAGTAATTATATAACCACCATATAACATATTAAAAGCCTGATAAACATAACCTGCTTTACCAAAAATTCCATCAGACCAAGTAAATAAAAATAATAAGTCAGGACAATTTTTTTTCAAATATTTTGTAACTTGAGATAAAAATATTGTTTCTGAATTTTTTTGCAAATCTTCGTGTAAACACATTTTACCAATTTCATAATAATCTTTTGTAGTGCAATTATTAAATAATTTTTTAATAGTATGCAAAGGTCGTGTTCCCCAACCTAAAGTAATAACAGCAATAAGTTCATCATTTTTATTATACCAACCTAAAATTATTTTAGTTAATCTTGGCATTGTATAACCTGAATAATGATATTTTCTTATAAATATTCTGGCTTCTCTTTTTGGTACATTTAATAGTTTAAATTTTTTTAAATCATTTAATGAATATTTCATTATTGTATTAGCCACCTAATAATGGGTTGCGGCTATTATCGGTAGCCTTTTCTAACTTCGATACCTTTTCTTCAAGTATGGCTATCTTTGTTTCTAATGGCGAGACATCAACAGATGTTATCTCAACAGCTTCTAAGTTATCTAAACGATTATTTATTTCACTTGTAGCTACTGCAAAACTCCAGAAACCACCACCAACAGCACCAATTACACCGATTACTGCTAAATACTTTTGTAGATTATCCATTAAATTTTTCATTAGTATCTCCTAAATAAATCTAAATTCTGACTGCTCACCATTTTATTCATTGCAATAGATGAGGCTTCTGTCATTGATATATGTGCATTAATATTATCACTTAAAACAACATTTGTATATATTTGATAAGGTTCGTAAAAAGCAACGTCTGGAATATTCATTGCAGAATAATTATCCCAACCTTGTTTATAATTCATTAGAGCGATTAAATTCGATTGTCCTTGCACATCATACTCACCACTTTCATTTTGGTTTTCTTCTATCTCCTCTTGCAAACTTTCCATGTTACTTTGGATTACACTAGCAACAACTTGGTCTGCCTCAGATGATGTCATAACTTCAGTCGTTACAGATTGTATTTCATTACTTATGCTATCAGTCGTTACAGTCTGAACTTGTACGATAGCAACTCCCATTGCGTCATTACCAATAGGATTGACTTCGATAGTTTGAACGGACTGCAAAGCATTTTGGGTTTGTGTTTGCTCGGCAGAAATTTGATTGCTTATGCCAGATTGCGAAAAACTACTGTTACTAGAAATTGCATTACCGCTTGATGTTTGTGATGAATTGTTTGACTGGCTTATAATATTAGACGTTAGGTTTTGCACATAAGAATTGGTTGAGGCAACATTATTAGACACAATATTTCTTTGTCTATTAGGTCTATCTGGCTCAATATCTTCTTCTAGTTCAGAAACTTCTTCTTCTAGTATTTGACTTTCTTCTTGTCTTTCTTCTTGTTCTTCTTCTTGATTTTCTTCTTCACTATTTTCTTGCCATAATTCATTTTCTTCCTCATTAGGTTGTTCAAAAAATTGTTCTTCTTCTCTATCTTCTAACTCAATATTAATAATCTGTGCTATTTCTAAAAAATTATCTTCAGGATAAATTTCAGGCAAAGCATTAGTAATATCAAGTATTTCTAACGTCTCATTGTCATTACCCATAGTATCAAAATAATCATCATCAACATACTCAAAATCGAAATTATCTTCATTGTGAAATTCCTCATCTTCTATAATTGTTAAAAGTTCATTATCTAAAAAAACATCTTCTATGCTATAATCAATTATTGCTAAGCCCTCGCCAGTCTCGTAATTAATCTCTGTTGTAAAGCCTAAGTGTAAATCTTCTTCAATGCCATAATCTTGATTGCTCTCAATTAAATCATCAATAAAATCAAATATATCATCTTCTTCTGTATCATTTCCTAGATCGTAAACATTACATAAAGCAGAAAAATTTGAGTCTGTAAGACATTCTGACGATAGATTAGAATAAGACTCATCTAATTTTGTGCTAATAGACCATTTATCTGTGCGTGCATAATTTGTAGAATTAGTATCTTCATAACGTAAGTACGATAAACTTTCATTGTTCCCTTGCAATCCTATAGTTATATCGTGATTAGATATATTAATTTTATCGTATCTAAATTCGATAGCATTAGTATTTTCATACAATATAATTTCAAAAGAGTTTAAATTATTATTTCTATATTCATTTATATTGTACCAACCAGTAACAAAATATTTAGAACCAGTATCGCCAAAAGTTTGAATGTAAGGACTTCCATTATTATTATTCTTATCAATTAAATCTGTCCACAATCCAAATATACTGTAATTAAAACCAGTAGCAGGTAATGTTTCTGACAAATAATTTCTTTGGTTATACACATTAAAGTTAGGATTAAATGTCATAAAACCATTCATAGCTATATTAACTTCATCATAAGTGTTGTTGTAGTAATTAAAATCAAACCCTAGAGGCTTCATTCCACTCATAGCGTCATCTTGAAGATTTAAAGCAACTCCAGTAGTCGATATATCCATGATATTTTCTGTTCCGACTGTAAATGTGGGATCGTTGGCTTGAACAGAAACACTAAATAATAATAAAAATATTAGTCTAAACACAACTTATGACTTTTATATTTACGACAAAAATCTTTTTTCTTATATATCTTGGCATCTAAATTTTTGTATTCTTTTTTTATATCTTCCCAATCAGGTCGTATCTCAGGATTAGAAATCCAATATGCTTTAGCCTCATCTCCAATTAATCCATTTACAGGGCATGGAGTGCCTGCCATCATCATTGCCTTAAATACTCTTTTGTCTTGGCAAAGAAGTGATACAGAAGCTACCTTCATACCTTGACTTGCTAATTCACGACTTAATAAAACCCTTTGGCAATTTGTGTCAATAACACTTCTGCCACTTGCAATGCCAAATAAATTTGTTTGCACTGATGTTGAAGTACCTGATGTGCATACTAACTGACTATATGAATTTATTGATGGTGCAATAGCTGAACTAACTTGTCCTTTAATACGTTGTGTTACAACCTGACGAGAATTGCTGTTACTGTTATTTACATTATTATTATTGTTATTGTTTACTGATGAATTAATATTTTCGTTTTTAGTTTCAACACTTGAGGAACTAGATGAAGTCGAAACATTGGTATTATTATTTGTATTTAAAGAGGTGTTGTCTGTTGATTGATTAATATTGCTTGTAACACTTTGAGTAATATTGCTAGTAACATTTGACGTAGAATTATTAGTAGAGCTATTCGTATTGGTATTAACTGAGGTATTGTTGTTAGTTGACGTTGAATTAGTTGTTTGATTTATCGTTGTGTTGTTCGTATTTAAATTTGTGTTGTTATTTGTTGATTGATTAACATTGGTATTGCTGTTGTTTGAATTTACAGTTGAAGTTGTTGTCGTTGTATTTGTAATTACATTTGTGTTATCTTCGGCAAAGGCTAATCCCATAACACCAATTATTGCCAAGCCCACTATTGTATATGTTTTAAAAGTCTGTTTCAACATAATGTGATTTTTAATGATTTCAAAACCTAAAGCAAGATATTTAGAGGGGGATAAAGTAAACCTCTAAAGAATTGTTTGACATTTTTTGAGAATAGAATTATCTTTAAAAGAAATAATTATGGAGATTTAAATGGCGAAAGCAAAAACAACTAAGGTTAGCAAGAAAAGAACAAGAGCAAGAAACTCTAAAGGGCATTACATCAAAGACGATCCTAATACAGCACACAATGAAGCCTATGGAGAAAAACCAGTAGCAAAAAATAATATGTTTGGGATAGCTCTTGCTGTTTTATTAATTGTAGCACTTCTTTTTTTGGGTGGTAGATAATGACTTTAAACGAATATATTAAAGAAAAAAAAATGAGTATTGAGGATCTAGCACAAAAGATAGACGAACCTCATCACAGAAATGTTTATCGTTATATGCGGAATGTAATCCCACGCCCTGATAAAATGGAATTAATTTACAGGATTACTAACGGACAAGTAACTCCAAATGATTTTTACAAATTTATGAGGCAATAATATGAACATAATAACAAATGAACCAATAAAAGTAGATTTAGACGCATTTGAAAGAACAAGAATTTATAATTGTGCGTCAAGACGAGATCAATCATCTATGAATAAAGGTTCTAAGTCTATTATAAGTAATGAAAAACAAACTCATTTTGCTCATTTAATTGGTAGTGCAGGTGAATTTGCTTTTTGTAGGCATTTTAACGTGTTTTGGTCTGCTGAATATGATACATATAAAAGTAAACCTGATGTTTATTATAAAAGTATGGATTTTGAAATTCGCACTAGGACAAAAAAATGGTATGACTTAAAAATTGATAAAAGAGATAGTATCGAGCAAAGATTTGTTTTATGCTATGCAGATAAGCCATTAAATTATGTTTTATTGCAGGGTTGGATTGATGGCGAAACAGGTAAAGATGAAAGATATATAAAAGATTATGGTGATAATAATGTGCCAAATTATTTCTTTCCAAAAGATAAATTAAACCCAATACAAACTGCATTAGATGGGATAAATGATGGATAAAAATAAAGATTTACCTTTTTTTAACGTGCCAACTGCTGAAATGGTAAACATACAGCATGACGTTGGTGTAGTTATAGCGAAAGATTTATACATATTATATTTGGAACTTTGGCGAAGGAATTGTGAGCCTATTGAAGTCAATCTTGCTAAGAAAAAATTAAAAATTAACGTAAAAAATTTACAAGAAACAGCAGAAAATTATAATTTTTATGTAAGTTTTGAGCAAAAAAATGATAAATTTTACATAAAAAGTGAATTTATTTTAGAATTTTTTGAAAAAGGACTACGAAAAAAGTTAACGAGAGAGAGC